AGAAGGAAAGACTTATGGCATTGGCTGGGAAAGTAAGTGTAAGCTTGTCAGAGAAAGTACAGGGTGGTACAGGCGGTGGAGCAGAGAATGCGATAGTTGATAGTGTAGACTTAGAGAAAGAAATTACTGCAGATATTAAAAAGCTTGTCGAATTAGTAGAGGAGGCAAGGGGATTTATAAATAAGCTGGATAACGAGAGATATAAAGCAGTTTTATCAATGCGATACATATCAGATATGACATTTGAAATGATAGCTGAGACCATGCATTACTCGTTAGGCACAATACATAATCTGCATGCGCGAGGGCTGAAAGAGTTTGATAAAGTATTTAGTGAGAAAAAGTGAAGAAAAGTGAATAAAAATGAAGAAAATAAAGTTGGAAGCGTGCTATACTGTATACGTGAAAAGTTTAAAGCAAGTATACTTTTTCATATGACCTCCTTTATGTATGATATCGGGGCAGGCTTTTATTGATGTTTCACCTGCCCCAAAAGCTAAAGGACACACTACTAAATATTTTCTTCCAGAGGGACAGCTTAATATGGCTGTCTTTTTTGTATGCAAAATCACAGAAAGGAGCTGATGATATATCAAACTAACTTTAAAACAACAGAGATTTGCTGATGAATATATCATCAGTGGAAATGCGACGGATGCAGCCATAAAGGCAGGGTACAGTAAGAAGACGGCAAATGTTATAGGCGTTGAAAACCTAATAAAACCTAATATCAAATCCTATATTGATGAAAAACTCAAAGAGTTATCAGATAAAAAGATTGCCGACCAACAGGAGGTACTTGCTTACTTAACTGCAGTGCTCAGAGGTGAAACACAGTCGGAGATTGTAGTTGTCGAGGGAGTCGGTGAAGGCTGTAGCGAAGCAAGAAGGTTGCAGAAGCTTCCTGACGAGAAGGAACGATTGAAAGCCGCCGAGCTTTTAGGCAAGCGTATGGGGCTGTTTAAAGACAAGTTGGATGTTACCGCTAATGTGCCGGTAATTATCTCAGGAGGTGATGAACTTGAAGATTGACAGTATTAAGATTCAGCTGCCTGAGGTGGTAGGCAAAGGATACGGTACATATTGGCGGTATAAAGGCCGATACAGAGTCTGTAAGGGTAGCCGTGCGAGTAAAAAGTCTAAGACAACCGCATTATGGTATATATGGGCAATTATGAAGTATCCGCAGGCTAATTTGCTTGTGGTCCGCAAGGTATTCAGGACATTAAAGGATAGTTGCTTTACAGAGCTTAAATGGGCGATAAGAAGGCTGAAGGCTGAGAGTCATTGGGAGGTGAAAGAATCACCGCTTGAGATGACTTACATCCCGACAGGGCAAAAGATATATTTCAGAGGATTAGATGATCCGCTTAAGATTACATCAATCACGGTAGAACAAGGATATCTTTGTTGGATGTGGTTGGAGGAAGCCTATGAGATATCAAATGAAAATGACTTCAATATGCTTGATGAGTCAATAAGAGGCGCTATTCCTGATGATGTAAAGCTGTTTAAGCAGATAACAATAACACTGAATCCTTGGAATGAGCATCACTGGATAAAGAAAAGGTTCTTTGATGCTCAGGATGATGAGATTTTAGCAATGACTACAAATTATCTTTGCAATGAGTGGCTTGATAAGGCCGATCTGAAGGTATTTGAGTCGATGAAAAAGAACAACCCACGAAGGTATCAGGTTGCAGGCCTTGGAGAGTGGGGCATAGTTGACGGACTTGTATACGAAAACTGGGAAGAAAAAGCCTTTGATATAAACGAGATAAAAAAGATATCAACAATACAGTCGGTATTCGGGCTTGACTTTGGTTATACAAACGACCCAAGTGCTTTGTTTTGTGGCCTTGTAGATACAAAAAGCAAGACAATATGGATATTTGATGAAATGTACAAAAAGGGCATGAGCAATGAAGCTATAGCGGATGAAGTTACTAAGATGGGATACGCCAAAGAGCGTATAAGAGCCGACAGTGCGGAGAAAAAGAGTATAGACAGGCTTTATACTTTAGGCTTATCGCATATAACTGCTGCAAGAAAGGGGCCGGACAGCATAGTTCACGGTATCGACTTTATACAGGACTACCACATAATAATTCATCCAAGGTGTGTGAACTTTATCACAGAGATATCCAACTACACATGGGCAAAAGACAGCAAGACAGGAAATATGATAAATAAGCCTATTGATGATTTTAACCACTTAATGGATGCAATGAGATACGCTCTTGAGGATATCTCGATGGGTTCTGTATACAGTTTTGATTAAGGAGTGAAGATGTGGATTTCATAAAAAGAATAATTTTGGCAATCAGTCAATTTTTTAATAAAAAGAGTATAGCAGGCATATCGGGAATAAGTATTCTAAAGAATGAGACGCTGATATGGAGGTCTTCACCTGATAGGGTAATGCAGCTAAAAGGTGCAATGTACTATGAAGGAGTCCAAGACATATTGAGGAGAAAAAGGACGGTGATAGGTGAAGGCGGAGATCTGCAGGAGGTTAGCAATCTGCCAAATAACAGAATCATAGACAACCAGTACGCGAAGCTTGTTAATCAAAAGGCTAATTACCTACTTGGACAGCCGTTTGTAGTAAGTTCAGACAATAAAGACTATCTTGAGTGTTTAAAGCAGGTGTTCAACAAAAAGTTTATGAGAAATATAAAGACAGCAGGAAAATATATGTTAAACACAGGCATAGCATGGATTTATCCACACTATGATGGCAGTGGACAGCTAAGCTTTAAAGTTTTTCCAGGATATGAAATTTTGCCTTTTTGGGAAGATGACGAAAAGACCAAAGTAAGGTTGGCTGTACGATTATACAAAACGGATGAATACACATACAACGGAACTAAGACTGAAGTGGAAAGAGTTGAGGTATATGCTCCGGATGGTGTGTACAGATTTATATTAAGCGGTGAAGCCATAAGAGGTGATGACATTATCCCATATAGCGCTTATGTAAATACAGAAAATGAAAACTATAATTGGGGTAGGATACCTTTAGTGCCGATGAAATATCATGACGGCACACCGTTACTAAAGCGAGTTAAATCCCTCCAAGACGGTATCAATATAATGCTCTCGGACTTTGAAAACAACATGCAGGAAGACGCAAGGAATACTATTCTTGTCATTAAGAATTATGACGGGCAGGATTTAGGAGAATTTAGGCAGAAGCTTGCATTGTACGGAGCTGTTAAGGTCAGAAGCAATGATAGTGAAAAAGGTGGAGTTGATACTCTTGAGGTTAAGGTGAATGTAGACAACTACAAAGCTATTATTGAGATATTCAAAAAAGCCTTAATTGAGAATGGGATGGGTTACGACGCTAAAGATGATAGAATGTCTGGCAATCCTAATCAGATGAATATTCAGAGCATGTACAGTGATATTGACTTAGATGCAAACGATATGGAAACAGAACTGCAGGCGGCTTTTGAGGATTTGCTTTGGTTCGTGAAGGCACACTTATCCAATATGGGATTAGGTGACTTTGAAGATGAAGAGGCTACTATCACATTTAACAGAGATATCTTGATAAATGAGACCGAGGCGATAGATAGTTGTGTTAAGTCTGTAGGCATTTTGTCGGATGAGACTATCATAGAGCAGCATCCTTGGGTAGATGATGTTCAGAAGGAACTTGAGCGTATAAAGAGGCAAAAAGAAGAGCAGGTAAAAGAGCAATATGGTGCTTTTAATGATACCAACTTGGGGGATGGTGATGATATGTGAAGAACTCGGACTACTGGATAAACAGATTCGGTCAGCTTGAAAGCGTTACAAATAAAGATGCTATGGAGGCCTACAGGGATGTTGAGGAAATATACCAAAAGGCTCAAATAGAGCTTGAGGATAAAATAAATAACTGGTATCAAAGATTTGCAACAAACAATCAAATATCTATGGCAGAGGCGAGAAAGCTATTAACCACAGGAGAGATGAAAGAACTTAAGTGGTCGGTAGAAGAGTATATAAAGCATGGCAAAGAAAATTCTATCAGCGGTCAGTGGGCAAAAGAACTTGAGAATGCGTCAGCAAGGTTTCACGTATCAAGGCTGGAGGCATTAAAGCTTCAGACACAACAAAGCATTGAGGCGCTGTACGGCAATCAATTAGATATCGTAGACAGCGCAATGAGAAAAGCATATTCACAGAGGTACTATAGGACGGCTTTTGAGTTTCAGAAAGGTTTTGGAGTAGGGTTTGCCGTAGACAGGCTTGATGAAAATACACTTAGTAATATAATCAATAAGCCTTGGGCAGTTGACGGCTATAATTTTTCTAAGAGGATATGGACTAACAAAGAAAAGTTGATAGGCGAGCTTCACAGTTCTTTAACAAGAAATATAATTACCGGAGCGGACCCGGCTAAGGCTATAAAAGAGATAAAGTCTAAAATGGGAGTATCAAGCAACGCGGCAGGCAGGCTTATAATGACGGAGTCTGCCTATTTTGGTTCTGTGGCTCAAAAAGATATGCTTAATAATCTTGATGTTGAAAAGTATGAGATTGTGGCTACATTGGACAGCAAGACATCTGAGATATGCAGAAGCCTTGACGGTAAAGTATTTGATATGAAGGACTATCAGGCAGGCGTTACAGCCCCGCCATTCCACCCATACTGTAGAACTACTACGGCACCGTATTTTGATGACTGGGAAGAACTGGGGGTTGAAAGAGAACGAGTTGCAAGGAATGATAAGGGTAAGAACTATTTTGTTGACGGCAATATGACTTATAAGGAGTGGGAGGCAAAAATTAAGAAAAGTAATAATCAAGAACACGGAGGAAATAGTTTGGATAAACCTGTTGCTGTTAAATTAGGGCATTACAGTGCAGAAATGACTATTGAGCAGCACAAGTTTTCCAAAGGAGCGAGAAATGATTATAATTTAGATGATGCGGTTGTATATGAGTTAGAAGATGGTGTAAAATTTGTATTTCCTAAGGATTATGATAGGAAATTTCAAAGTATGACACCTGATAAGGCAGTTGATTTATGGTACAAGGTACCTGAGGTGGTAAGAAAACAAGCTCAAAAAACAATAGAATTTGTTGATTACTATAATCCTCAAGACTATTATTGGCAGAAAATATATAAAGATTTTTCTCATTCATATGCGACAGGCGGGGAAACAATAACATTTTATCGTTATGAACAGCCTCACGATGATTTGTATGTAATTAGAACTTATTGTCATGAAGCTGGGCATTTTATCGATACAAACAGAGGGGTAAATGGATTGGATTACTCTCAAGGTTCTGACTGGACTAAGGCTATGAAGAGTGATATATTACATTCAAATAGAATTTCTCCTACTACTTATGGCGAGAATTCTAATGCAGAAGATTTTGCAGAGTCTATTGTAGAGTTTTTGTGGGATCCAATTTATTTTGAAGAAAATTTTCCAAACAGAGCAGTACTTTTAAAAACAATATTAAGATAATAGAGGGAAAGGTTATGAGCTACAAAAGAGTTGAGGGTAGAACACCTTCAGGTGGAGACTATTCTGAAATTTATTATTTTGATTCAGAAGGAAATGAAACTGAAGAAGAAAATGCACTAAGGTGTATAATACGTGAATGTAAGTTTGACGGAACATTATTACGAGAAACTTACGGTATATGTAATAGAAATAAGGGATAAAAATGTTTGTATTTTTAAACAATGGGGAGGCGATAAAATGACTGTAGAAGATTTAAAAGAGGGAGCGATTAAAAGGCTGAAAATGTTTGGATATACACCCGATGTAGATTTACTTTTATACTGTACAGAAATTGCAAGTCAAAAATCCGCAGACTGGTGTAACTATGATAATATAGATAGTCTTCCAGATGGTGCAAAAATTTATGTCATAGATTGTGTTGCAGCAGAATATATGATAAGCAAATCTATTTCGATTATGCTCGCTGAGAAATTAAGGAGGGATGCTGAAACAGGTTTGCTAAGATTTAGGCGTCTAAGGTGGTAGTTATAAAGGTATACCAATTGAAATTTTGCCTATAGTATACAGTAAGCAAAAAAGTTATTAAAAATAAGTTTAAAAGCACCTTAACAGGGTGCTTTTTTATTGCCGTCTTTTAGCTTTGCAGACGATAAAGAACAAAGAAAAGAAGTGGATTGAACCACGTTAAAAAATGTATGAAAGGAATTAGAGAACATGAAAAGAGAAGATTTTATAGCACTTGGAATGGATGAGGAGTTAGCAGGTAAATGCGAAAAGGCAAGCGCTGAAGAGTTAAAGAATTATGTGCCGTATGAAAGATTTAAGGAGCTTGTAGATGAAAAGAACAAGCTTAAGACTGATATTGCCGATAGGGATAAGCAATTTGAAACCTTAAAAAACTCAACAGGTGATGTTGAAGCAATGAAAGAGCAGATTGCTTCACTGCAGGCAGAGAATAAGGCAAAGGAAGAAGCTCATGCAGCCGAAATCAAGCAGATGAAAATAAATAGTGCATTAGAATCTGCACTAATCGGTTCTAAGGCGAAGAATTTAACAGCAGTCAAGGCACTTATTAAGGATCTTGACAAGGCAGAGCTTCAGGATGACGGCAGTATAAAAGGCCTCGAGGAGCAGATAACTGCTCTTAAGAAGTCTGACAGCTATTTGTTTGAGGAAGCTACTGCAGCAAAGCCAAGTTTCAAAGGATTTCAGCCCGGAGTAGCAAAGAAAGAAATCGGTGCAGGTAAGGTTGATATGTCAAAAATGTCCTATGATGAGTTGGCTAACTATATTGAAAACAATCCCGATATAGGGAACTAAGAAAGTAGAGGTAAACAGTAATGGCAAAATTTGATGCAAAGAGTTTTAATGACAGAGCATTTGGCGCGTATATGTCCGCAATACCAAATGTAAAGCTTAATAAGTTAAGAGAGTCTATGGCGGTGGTATCCGATCCGAGACTTGCCGAGGCTTTTAAGAATCAGTCTCAGACAGGTAGTGTTTATGCTATTCTGCCTTATTTTGGCAGATTAGGAGGTAGAGCGCAGAACTATGACGGGCAGACAAATCTAAATCCTGAAAGAACGTCAACTTATGAACAGGGCGTGTTTGCGTATGGAAGAATGATGGGATGGACGGAGGCCGACTTCAGTTATGATGTGACCGGCGGTGTTGACTTTATGGCCAATGTTAGGGCACAGATTATGGATTATTGGAATGAGGTGGATCAGGAGGTTCTACTGTCTATTTTAAAGGGTGTATTCGGTATGAGTGCTACAGGTACAGGGGCTATAAAGACTGCTAACAAGGCTTTTGTAGACGAACATACTCTGGATATTTCGGCATCCACGGAGAATAAAAAGACTGATGAGAGTATGATAATGGGCGTTACAACTCTTAACAGCGCCATTCAGAAGGCTTGTGGAGATAATAAGCAGAAGTTTAGCCTGGTAATTTGCCACTCCAGTGTATCTACGAACTTGGAGAATCTTAAGCTTTTAGCATATCTCAAGTATACAGACAGTGAGGGTGTGGAAAGAGATCTAAGTATGGGTACTTGGAACGGAAGACTTGTACTTGTAGATGATTCTATGCCTGTAGAGGTAAAGAATGTCGGAGCTACAGGAGGAGATGTATCTATTTATACTACATATGTGCTCGGAGAGGGTGCAATAGGCTTTGAGGATGTAGGTGCAAAGGTTCCTTACGAAATGGTAAGAGACGCAAAGACAAACGGTGGCGAGGATACTCTTATTTCAAGAAAGAGAAATGCTGTGAGCGTTGCAGGTATCTCATATCTTAAGGCAAATCAGGCTACAAACAGCCCTACCAATGCTGAACTTGAGAACGGCTTGAACTGGTCACTTGTTCAGAGCGATAATAAGACAATCCCTCATAAAGCTATTCCGATAGCAAGAATTATCTCAAGGGGGTAATATGCTTGAAAGGATAAAGGAGAGATTGCAGTCCATAGGATATGCAGTAAAAGATAGCGATGATATTACTATCAATTTTGCTATGCAGAAGGTTGAAAACACTATAAAGAATGATTGCAATATCTCTGCTATCCCTGATGGTCTTATGAATATTGCAATTGATATGGTCGTTGGTGAGTTTCTTATGTCGAAAAAGACATTTGCTCCTAACGACCTTTTAAATTTCAATCTGGATGCAGCTGTTAAGCAGATACAAGAAGGCGATACAAATATATCTTTTGCAGTAGGTGAAGGAAGTAAGACTGATGAGCAAAGGCTTGATGGATTTATTGACTATCTTTTGAATTATGGCAGAGATGAATTTATCACCTATAGGAGATTCAGATGGTAGATGCGTGGAAGCAGGCAAGAAAAGCCATAGAGAGCAGATATAAAGGGCTCTGTGACATACTGGAAAAAAGAAAGGTAAAAGATGAGGTTACTAAGGCCACTGTATTGAAAGATATGGCGGTCTTAAGTAATCAGCCTTGTAGGTTATCATACAGCAGCTCCAACGCAGCGAATCAGACTGATACCGTATCGAACATAGAACAGACTATTAAGTTATTTATTGCTCCTGAGATTAAGATTGCCCCCGGATCTAAGCTTAGGATAACTCAAAACGGAGTAACTACTGACTATATATCAAGTGGAGTGCCTGCCGTATATGAGACACATCAGGAGGTGTCCTTGGAGCTTGAAAAGGAGAATGCTTAATGGCAAGTTGGGGCAGAGCGGATTTTGAGGCCTTTAGAAACCTTCAGGAAAAGATACAAAGCCTTAAAGATATTGATATGAATGCTTTTTGTACTGAATGCAGCAAAGAGATTGCGGCAAGACTTTTAAGTTTGGTTGTGAGGAGAACTCCTGTGGGCAAGTATCCTTCAGGGAGTGGAAAAGTTGGTGGTACCCTAAGAAGGGGCTGGGGTGCGGTAGCAGATATAAACGTTGTTAAAGAAGGCGATATATATACGGTAACTATTATAAATCCGGTTGAATATGCTTCCTATGTTGAATTCGGCCATAGAACCAGAAACGGCGGATATGTAGAACCACAACTTATGCTCACTATATCTGAAGAAAAGTTAAAAAATGCAATACCTAAGCTGTTAGAAAGAAAAGTAAAGAAAAAACTTATGGAGGCATTAAGTGGCGGAAATTAACTTATCTTTGGTATTGGATGCTATTACAGTTGTGCTTGACAGTGTGTCACCCGAATCAAGCATATACATAGATAAGGTTGAGCAAGGGTTAAACGACGGTGATTTTTTAGTAAGGCTTATCAATACCGACTATTTAAAAAGGGGAACAGGAGAGCTAAATAGGGTCGTATCGTCATTTGATATTATATATCTTCCAAAGAATGGGAATAAAGATTGTATTTGTATGGGTGATAAGCTGTCGGAATCGCTGTCCGTCATCAAGCTCTCAACAGGAGATACAATACGAGCCGTAGAGAAGTCTTTTGAAATTGTAGACAGTATTTTGCATTTTAGAGTTTCATACAACTACAGCACAATTAAGTATCAAAATGCTGATAGCATGGGACAAATATCTTTGAACAGAGGTAATTAAGTTGGGAAAAGAAAAGATTGATTTAACTAAACACACAAAAGAGGCTATTAAAGCATCTTCAAGATACTTGGGACATGGAGATGTACTTGATGTAATCCTTGACGATGATACAGCTTACACAATAAGTGAAGTTGACGGCCTTATTGATGAATTTTTGAAAAGAGAGGTGGAATAATGGCATTAGGTGGTGGTATTTGGACAAGGCAGGATAAGGTATTGCCCGGAGCTTACACAGTGTTTTCAAATGCTAAAAAGGCGAATGCCGCACTTTCAAGTAGAGGCATTGTGGCACTGCCGATAGCTCTTGATTTTGGAGAAACGGGAAAGGTTTTTGAAGTAAGCAGAGAAGACTTTATGACAAAGTCAAAGGAACTCTTCGGCTACAGGGTAGATGACGATCGCATGCGTAATCTTAGAGAGGCTTTCTTGCACGCGACTAAGGTACTTGTATATAGGCTTGTATCGGCCGACGCAACGGCTGCAAGTAACACAATTGCTACAGCTAAGTATGTAGGTAAAAGAGGTAATGATATTAAGATAGTAGTAGGCGCAAATGTTGACAAGCCAAGCGCCTTTGATGTGAGCACATATCTTGATAATGCTTTAGTGGATACACAGACTGTCGATAATATGGCAGGGCTAAAAGATAATGCGTATGTAACTTTTAAAAGTTCTGCTACATTATCCGTTACAGCCGGAATGCCGCTTAGCGGAGGTACTGATGGCGGTAATCTTACAGGAGAGATATATACAAAGGCATTAGAGAGTTTCGAGGCATATTCATTTAACATTTTATGCTGTCCTGTTATTGACAGTACCATAACAAAGCTGTTTGTGGCATATACTAAGCGACTCAGGGATGAAGTCGGGTCAAAGTTCCAAACAGTTGTATATAAGTCTGATAGTGACTATGAAGGAATTATATCTATAAACAATGATGTAGTTGGAACGGATAAAAATTCTTTGGTGTATTGGGTATCAGGAGCAGAGGCAGGATGTGAAGTAAATAAGAGCCTGACAAATGCTGTGTATGACGGAGAATATGAGGTTGTCACAGATTATAAGCAGTCACAGCTTGAGACAGCTATTAAGCAAGGTAAGTTCACTCTGCACAATGTAAACGGTGATGTGAGGGTTCTTGAAGATATCAATTCATTTGTGTCGTTTAAGGTTGATAAGGATTCTATGTTCAGTTCAAATCAGACTATCAGGGTAATAGATCAGATAGCAAATGATATAGCTGCATTATTCAATACAAGATATTTAGGTGTAGTACCTAATGACAATGCAGGAAGAATCAGTCTTTGGAATGATATTTGCAAGATACATCAAAAACTTGAAAAGCTTCGTGCTATAGAAAGCTTTGATACTAAGTCGGTTGAGGTGGTTCAGGGAGATGATAAGAAGTCTGTCCTTTGTACCATAAACGGAATAGATATTATAAATGCTATGACAAAGCTTTACTTGAATGTAATCATAGCATAGAAAGGAAATACAGATGAACGATTCAATTATGAATGCTTTGGATGCCTTGGCAGGAGCACAGGCCAGCGCATATGTAACGCTTGCAGACGGTAAAAGATATAATTTTATGCAGCTATATTCTTTCGAGGCAAGCATGAAGATAAATCTGGTGGAGGTGCCTATTCTCGGAAAGACGGGCAAGGGAAATAAGCCTAGCGGATGGACAGGAGAATGGAAAGGAACAGCACATTTTAATCAGTCGGTGCTTAGGGCTATGTGGCTTGAGTATAAGAATTCCGGAAGACTTCCAAGCTTTGATATACAGGTTACAAATGAGGACCCGACGGCTTCAGTAGGAAGACAGACGATTGTCCTTAAAGGATGTCTAAGTAAGGGCGGAATACTTACAAAATTTGATGCTGATTCAGAGACACTTGATGAGGATATTGAAGGAACATTTGATGACTGGGAAATGCCTGAAAGCTTCTCTTTGCTTAAGGGTATGCAGTAAAAGGAGATTAGAACATGAGTAGAGATTTAAGTGCTTTTTTATCACAGAATGTAAAAAGGGTTGAGAATACGCTCTACCCTGCGACAAACAGAATTGTAGATGAGAACGGCAAACCGATTCCATGGGAGATTTGCTGTATTACAGCGACGGAGAATGCAAGAATAAGAAAAGGGTGCATGACAACAGTTGCGGTAGCAGGCAAGAAGGGGCAGTACACGCAGGAGTTTAACTCTCAGCTATATCTTGCAAGGTTGTGTGTAAGGACTACAGTATATCCTGATTTGCAGGATAAGGGGTTACAAGACAGCTATGGCGTTATGAGTGCTGAGGAGCTTATATCAACTATGCTTACACCGGGAGAATTTGAGGACTATGCAACAGCAGTCATGAAAGCAAACGGCTTTGATGGTGAAGAAAATTTGGTTGAAGAAGCAAAAAACTAATTAACGGCGGTGATCCTGAAGCTAATTACGCTTACTACTGTCTCCATAAATTCCACTGGAAACCTACGGAATTTATAGAGATGTCGGAAGAAGAAATGGCTTTTGTGATTGCCGCCATTGATATTAAAGCTCAGAACGATAAGAAACATGCGGATGAGCTGAAAAGCAAAATCAGGAGATAGGAGGCCGAATAATGGCTACAATACAATCACAGCTTGTACTGACAGACGGTATGTCAAGTGTGTTAAGGAGAATGAATTCAGCCTTACTTACTTGTATTGACAGCTTTGAACAAATGCAATCCACATCAACAAATCAAATTGATACGACTGTATTGAGAGAGACAAGAGCAAGTCTTACAGAGCTTAACGGTGAGCTTAATACATCGGTAGAAAGCCAAGAGAGAGTCAGGGAGTCGTCAAATCAAACAGACGCGATACTGAAGAAATTAAGGGAAAGCTTTTTAAAGCTTGCGGCTGCAGCAGGTATTGCATTTTCAGTTAAAGGTACCATAGAATTGGCCGATACATATACTCAGACGCAAGCGAGACTAAACCTTATCACAGGCGACCTGGAGAAAACAAAGAACCTGCAGGACGCTATAGCCGCGTCGGCTAATCGCTCAAGAGCGGCGTATCAATCTACAGCAGATGCAGTATCTAAGATGGGTTTGATGGCCAAAGACGCATTCAGTATTGCAGATGAGAGTGGGCATAAGACACTTAATACAAATGAGCTGGTAGCATTTACGGAGCTTTTAAATAAGCAGTTTATCATAGCCGGAACATCGGCGCAAGGAATGGAAGCCACTATGACGCAGCTTACACAGGCTATGGCTTCAGGAGTGCTAAGAGGCGATGAGCTAAACTCGGTATTCGAGCAAGCGCCGACCATTATTGAGACTATAGCAAATCACTTAGGTGTTGAGATGGGGCAGGTTAGGCAGTTGGCACAAGAAGGAAAGATAACTGCAGGTGTAGTAAAAGCAGCTATGCTTTCATCCGCAGATGAGATAGACGCAAAGTTTAATTCAATGCCTTACACATATGCTCAGGTAGCAACAATGATTCAAAACATTTTATTGGATGCATTCGAACCCGCAATACAGATGATAGGAACAGGAGCACAGTGGATAGTAGATAATTGGGATGATATAGAACCGATACTTGTAGGAATTGCGGGGGGCATAGCAATAGCGACCGTTGCTTGGGGCGCTTGGACAGCAGCTATGTGGTTAGCTGATGCAGCAAATAGAGCTACAATTGCAGGTATGCTTGCTAACCCGTTTCTATGGATTGCAGTTGCACTCGGAGTGCTTATCACTGTGATTTACAGATTCATTCAATCTGTCGGCGGAATGAAGAATGCATGGACTCTTGCACAAATGGCTATGGGAGTAGGTATTGCATGGTTAAGAGTTGCATTCATGACTGGTATATACGGAATCATAGATATGGCAGGAAAGCTTTCATTGTGTTGGCAAAAGACAGGTGTTGCTGTGTCGAACTTTATAGGACAGATGAGAGCGAATGTGCTTGTAGGCATTCAGAACATGGTTAACAGTGCTATCAGTTTGATAAACGGGTTTATCAATGCCTTGAATAAGATCCCGGGAGTAAGCCTTCAGGCAATATCACAAGTTACATTTGCAAGTACTGCACAAGCACAGTTCAATGCGGAAAAGACTGCCAGAGAGCAGGGACTTGCCGATGCCGAAGTTCATGAGGACGCATCAAGAAGGGCAAGAGCGTGGGAACTTTTGCAGATGAAGGGCGACTTAAACAGTAAAATGGCAGACCTTAAGGGTAAGTATACAGAGTTTAAGGCAGATGCAATTGCAATGAAAAACGGAGACGGTATAGATTCTTTAGGTCCATTTGATACAGGAGAAGGTGCAGGCCTTGCGGACAATGCAAAAAAGACGGCAGGGAACACTGCAGCTGCAGCAGGAGCACTTGCAGAGACTAAGGAAAATCTTGAATATTTGAGAGATATAGCAGAGCAGGAAGCTATTAACAGGTTCACTACTGCCGAGATAAAGATTGATTACTCAGGAATGACTAATCAAATAAGTTCAAATACGGACTTGGATAATGTGTTGGATACTCTGACTGTTAAATTTGTTGAAGCGGTACAGATGGGAGCAGAGGGGGTACATAGCTAATGTATAGATTCTATTTAGCGAATATGCTATTACCTGTCACACCTTCAAAATTAAGTGTAAAAACCAAGAACATGAATAAGACTGTAACTCTTATAAATGAGGGCGAGGTCAACATTATAAAAACAAAGGGTTTGAGGGAGTTCAGTTTTGAGCTCCTTTTACCTTTTGACAGATATTCCTTTACAACTATGAACAGGCCGAAGAAACAAAAAAGCTATTTGGATAAATTAAATAGGCTTAAGATAAATAAGAAGCCGTTTCAGTTTATAGTAAAACGACCAAAAGGGTTTAAGACAAATATAAAGGTTACCTTAGAAGACCTTAGTATCACAGAGGATGCAAAGGAAGGCAGAGATATAAAGGTAAGTATCACCTTAAAGGAGTATAGGCATTATGGGACTAAGAAGGTTGTGTTTGTTCAACCTACATCCACAGTAGGAGAACAACCTAAGCAGGAAGAGAAAAAAGAAGAAGCCAAGGTGGCTGAAAATAGGGATTCGTCTACCGCTCAAAAGCCTAAGACTCACATAGTAAAAAGAGGTGATACTCTTTGGGGGCTTGCTAAGAGATATTACGGAAACGGCTCTTTATACCCTAAAATCGTGAGTGCGAATCCTAAAGTAAAGAACCCTAATTTGATTATAGACGGATGGGAGCTTGTAATACCATGACAGTAAATATAATGATTAGCAATGGAAAAGAGGCCTATATACCGTCACTCAAAGAAGGAATTCAGTTGGATTTGGAGCGTAAAGGCAGCCCGGGGAAATTAAAATTTTCATATTTTAACGATGGAAACATTAAGGCTGAAGAAGGTAATCAGGTAAAACTTACAGTGGACGGAATAGATGTGTTTTTCGGATTTCTTTTCAGTAAAAAGACTTCAAGTCAGGATAGTAGCTTTGTTGAGTGTACTGCATATGATCAACTTAGGTACCTAAAGAATAAAGATACTTACTCGTACAATAATCTAACCGTGGGTGAAGTTATAAAGCTTATTGCCGAAGACTTCAGGCTTAATATCGGAGAGCTTGAGGATACAGGATATAAGATACCGCATAGAGAAGAGCAGAACAAAACACTGTTTGATATTATACAGAATTCAATTGATGAGACTGTGCAAAACACAGGTAAGCTTTATGTGTTCTACGATAATGTAGGTAAGCTGACGCTTAAAAATATTGAAAGCATGAAGCTTGACCTGCTTATAGATATGAGTACAGCTGTAGGATATGAGTATAACAGCTCTATTGATAGCAATACTTACAATCAGGTAAAGGTTGTATATAAGAACACGAAGGATAAAACGAATGATATCTTCCTGGTAAAGAGCGGTGAGAATATCAATAAATGGGGAGTGTTACAGCTTAATGAAAGCGTAGAGACTAAGGAAGCAGGCGCAAGAAAGGCCGAGGCTTTACTTAAGTATTATAACAAGGTATATAAGACACTCACGGTAAAAGATGCGTTTGGTGATGTAAGAGTTAAAGCAGGTTCATCTATGGTTGTTATGCTGCAGTTTGAGGATGTAAAGATATCAAACTATATGGTGGCTGAGAAGGTAACTCATACTTTCAAAAATGATGAACACTTGATGACGTTAAAGCTGAGAGGAGGGCTGTTTAATGTATGATTTTGTGGAAGCTGTAAAACAAGCCGCGCTTGAAGCCGTGGAATCCAAGGACCCTATGCGGTTTTGCTTTGGTAGGGTGAGTAAAGTGGATCCGCTTGAGATATGGATAGATCAGAAGCTTACGGTACCTGAGAGTGCTCTCATTCTTACAGGAATGGTGAGTAGGTATTCGGTAGAAGTCGAAGGGCAGGGTAAGATTACTCTTGATAACAGCTTAAAAGTTGGAGAACAGGTTATTCTTATCAGAGTTGACGGCGGTCAAAAATACATAGTATTGGACAGAGCGAGGTGAGAATATGCTACCTGTAATTGCTAAAGATATTCTGAATATAGAAAGTAGAGCGGAGCCAAGTAATACATTTCATATAGATTTTGATATAGGCAGAATAACAGGCTTTGTAGATGAAAAAGAGGCATTGAAGCAAGCCATACTGCTTATCCTGAATACGGAAAGATATAAGTTTTTAATTTACTCATGGAATTATGGTATAGAGCTTGTAGATATTATAGGTGCACATCCGGATATAGTTGAGGATGAAGCGGAAAGGCTTATAGAAGAGGCTCTTTTATGCGACGACAGAATACTTGCCGTCTATGATTTTGATTTTAGCAGAAGTAGGAACTCTATGATAATAATATTTAAAGTTGACAGTATATACGGGGATATCGATATAGAAACGGAGGTAAAGCTGTAGTGTTTGAAGATAATACATATGAAAACATAATAAACAGAGTCCTTGCAAGGATTGATGACAGCCTCGACAAAAGAGAAGGCTCTGTAATCTTTTCTGCAGTTGCTCCTGTATGTGCGGAACTGGCACAAGCGTATATCGCATTAGGGTATCTTATAGACTGTACATTTGCCGATACTGCACCAAGGGAATTTCTGGTAAGAAGAGCTCTTGAAAGAGGCCTTGTACCGACAAAAGCTACATATGCGAAAGCAGTTGCGCTTTTCAATATAGATGTCGATATCGGCAAGAGATTTTCAAGTTTAAAGTTTAATTGGGCAGTATCTGAAAAGATAAGTACAGGTAAGTTTTATATTATTTGTGAGACTGCAGGTAGCTTGCCGAATGCTGAAAGAGGAAATCTAATACCTATTGAATACATAGACGGCCTTGAAACGGCAAGCATAGAGAGCATTGAAGTGTACGGCGAGGATGAGGAGGATACGGAAGAATTTAGAAAAAGATACTTCTCATCATTTGAAAGTCAAGCATTTGGAGGCAATAAAAGAGATTATTATCAAAAGGTTACAACTATTGACGGAGTAGGCGGATGTAATATATTTAGAGCTACAGATTCTAAAGGTCTGAAAGCTCCGGGTCATGTGCTTGCTATAATAGCAAATTCCGAATATGGTCCTGCGAGTGAAACATTGGTATCAAATGTGCAGAGAGCTGTAGACCCGAACGGCGATCAGATGGGCGACGGTTTAGCTCCGATAGGCCATATATGCCATATAGAGTCTGTAAAAGCAAAGAGCATAAATATAGATACTGATATAGTGTACGACGCAGGATATAGTTTTAATGCTTTGCAATCTCAGATAAATAAGGCTATAGACGGATATTTGTATGAGCTTAATAAGTCATGGGATACGGTAGAAAATGTAGTTGTTAGAATATCAAATATTGAGAGCAGAATACTGGCTATAAACGGAATTAAAGATATCTCAGACACTAAGCTGAACGGTAGCCCGTCAAATGTAATACTTGATAAGGATACTATAGCTGTAAGAGGTACATTCAATGGATAGGAAACTGATTGATTATTTGCCTGATATCTTAAAAAATATACTTGAGTTTAGACAGATTATGGGTGCTGAACAACCGGAACTTGAGGCGTTTTGGGATAAAGGAAATAAGGTTGTAGATAACAGTTTTGTATTAAGTGAAGACGAGGATGCAGCAAGCAGATGGGAAAAGATATTGAATATCTCACACAAAGATACAGATGAGCTTGATGTTAGAAATCTAAGAATACTTGCAGTGATGCAGGGAAGATTGCCATATACTTATCGAACCTTATATAAAAGCTTGTTGGCAATGGTTAACTCTGAAAGAGACTTCAAACTGAGTGTGGATGTAGATAAAAGAAGCGTATCTATAGTAGTGGCACTGTCTTCAAAGGAATTAAAAGATGAGATAGAAAAACTTGCGGAAAAGATGGTGCCGGCAAACATGACGCTTGAAGTATTG